AATGACTAATAAAACTGAGAAGGACTTCAAATTAGCAGTTGACAAATTACTAAAAGTTGATAGAATGGAACTATCACAAAAGACCAAAGAGAAACATTCCAAAGAAAATTGGGTGCAAACTCTTAATAATCTTATTGATAAAGCAATCGAAAATAAAAAGCAACATCAGAAACCTGTATCATGGTTTGATTAAGAAAGTATATTATGAAATTAATCTTTATAGATTTTGAAACAATGGGCGATGATGTGCTCGAACCTTGTGCCGCAGTAGACATGGCTATACTTGTCGCCGATACGGATAAAATGTTGTCTGACAATCCTTATTCTTGTAGAGACGTTACCCTTTCAAAGAAGTTTAAATTGTCAGTGAAAGATCAAGTCACGAATTATGGGTTTATTGTCCAAGATACTGCGCTTAAATTTTGGCAAGAAGTATCACCAGAAGCTCGTAAACATGTCAAACCTTCCCCCGATGATCTTACCGTAGATCAGTTTATCAATCAACTGATTACACATATGAATACAATTGGTAAGTTTGACTATTGGTTCTCACGTGGTAATACTTTTGATCCAATTATTCTCCAAAGACTATTTAAAGTAGTTGGCAAAACTTACACCTTTAAGGAATATTTCCGATTTAATAGAGTGCAAGATATGCGAACTCATATTAATGCTAAATTGAATAATCCCGTTACTACAAATATTACCCCAATCCAAGACGAAGAATTTTGGAAATCAGTTTTTGTAGAGCACGACAGCGCGTGGGATATTCTTGCCGATATGCTGCGGTATCAAACAATCCTTAGACTAGAAAATGATTTAGAACAACCGAAAAGGTGATAAATGAAACTTGAAATAACTACAGAAGACTTACGAAAGTATTCCATATTCCTCGGCACTCCTATGTATGGAGGTAATTGCGCAGGTCTTTTTTGTAAATCTACAAATGATCTTTTTAAACTTTGTGCTACACATGGAATTGAGGTTAAAGAATATTTTCTTTTTAACGAGAGTTTAGTTCAACGTGCAAGAAATTATGTTGTTGATGAATTTTTGCGATCAGATTGTACACATTTGATGTTTGTTGATGCTGATATTGGATTTAATCCTAAAGATGTATTAATGCTATTAGCACTGCAAATATCAGATCCGGTAAAATATCAGATTGTTACTGGTCCATATCCTAAGAAAACAATTGCATGGGAAAAAGTAAAATCTGCTGTTAAAAATGGCAAAGCAGAAAATCCTTCCGATCTTGCCTTTTATTCTGCAGATTATGTATTTAATCCTGCAAGAGAAGTTCAATCATTTAAAATTGACGAGCCAGTTGAAGTTGCCGAAGGTGGTACTGGGTTTATGCTTATTCCTAGAACTGTGCTAGAAAAATATTCTGCAGCATATCCAGAGTATAGTTATAAACCAGACCATGTAAGATCTGAAAATTTTAACGGTGATAGAGAAATCACTGCATTCTTTGATTGTGGAATTGATCCAGAAACAAAGCGGTATCTATCTGAGGATTATTTCTTCTGTAAAAATGCTCGTAAGATAGGTATTACAATTCATATGTGTCCATGGATGCAATTACAACATGTTGGAACTTATGTCTTCCGCGGCTCGATGGCAGCAATCGCATCTATTGGAGCGTCTCCTACAGCAGGAGCCGATGCAAAAGCAAAGAAAAAGAATAAATTAGGGACAAGACCATGACAGACTCATTTTTGACACAACTACGACAAAAGAATAATCAGCGCCAGACTATGTGGACTGGCGCTGAAAATGTTGATATTTTATTTCGAGCAGTAGAATTTGCTGGTGAAGCGGGTGAACTTGCAAATGCCGTAAAGAAAGTTTATAGAGCACGGAATGGGATTATCGGCAATAACAAAGACATTAATGATCTTATGGAAAATCTAGTCGAGGAAATTGGTGATGTTCTCATCACTATCGACTTGCTTGCAAATGAATTTAACATCGACCTAGAGCAAGCGGTCAAGTCAAAGTTTAACAAAACATCCGAAAAAGTCAGTATTCCAGTATTTCTGGAGTAATTTTGGTTGACTTTTTCCCACATTATGATATATTCAATCTATTATATGACACTCATTGAAAGGAATTACTATGAAATTTTCTGAACGCACACTCACAGTTCTCAAGAATTTTGCGACAATTAACCCATCCATTATCTTTAAACCCGGCAAACAACTGCGCACTATCAGTCCACAAAAGACTGTAATGGCTATTGCAAATATTGAGGACGAGATTCCTTCAGAAGCCTGTGTTTATGACATGTCTCGTTTCCTATCTACTTATGGACTATTCGGTGAACCAGATGTTCAATTTGAAAGTAATCATTTCACGATGGCTCAAGGTAAAACAAAGACCCGATATTACTTTGCTGACAAATCTATGATTATCGCCCCGCCAGAAAAAGAAATCACTATTCCATCCAATGATGTTGAAGTTGAAATTGACTGGAATGATCTTCAATCTGTAATTAAAGCTGCTGGTGTTCTTCAACTACCAGAAGTTGCATTCGTTGGTGATGGCGATACTTGTTCACTGAAGGCAATCGACTCAAATAATACAACTGCTGATACTTTCGGTGTGGAACTTGGTTCCACTGGTGATAAATTTCAATTGATTATCAAGACTGAAAATCTGAAACTAATTCCGCAGAAGTATAAGGTTACACTATGCTCAAAAGGTATTTCAAAGTTTGTATGTGATCAAGTTACATACTTCATTGCTATTGAATCCAAATCAACATACAAGAAAGGCTAATAATGGAAACAAATATTAATTTAAGTGATATGATTACTATGGTAAATATCATTGATGCTTGCACAGAACGTGGGGCATTCAAAGGTAACGAGTTGATAACTGTAGGAACACTACGTGAAAAAATTGCAAATTTTGTTCGTGAAAATCAATCACAACAAGAACCTGTTACTAAGGAAAGTGCTGAATAAGCACTTTCCCATATTCGTATTGAAATTTTTGAAAAGGAATACTATATAATGTCTCTTGATGTGAAATCCGACGAACTTCTATGGGTTCAAAAGTATCGTCCGCAAAAAGTCGATGATACAATTCTGCCTGTATTGACTAAAACTGCATTTCAGAAATTCATTAATACCAGCAACATTCCAAATCTTCTTCTTGCTGGTTCACCGGGAACTGGTAAAACAACCGCAGCAAAAGCAATGCTTGAAGAAATGGCTTGCGATTACATTATCATCAATGCTGCATTAAACCGCGGCATTGATACTGTTCGCAGTGAAATCTCAACCTTTGCATCTTCGATCTCTCTTACAGGTGGTCGCAAATACATCATCCTAGACGAAGCTGATTATCTTACTCCTGATGCTCAAGCATCCATGCGTAACCTAATTGAAACCTTCTCTAAAAACTGTGGTTTTATCTTTACTTGTAACTTTAAAAATCGCATCATTGCTCCACTTCGTTCTCGTCTTTCTGAGGTTGACTTCGCGATTGAAAAAACCGAAAAACCAAAGCTTGCCGCACAATTTTTCAAGCGCACACTTGCAATTCTTAATTCTGAAAATGTTGACTATGAACCAAAAGTTGTGGCAAAAGTCATTGAAAAATATTTCCCAGACTTCCGCCGAATCCTAAATGAACTTCAAAAATATGCTGGTAACGGTCGTATTGATGAAGGCATCTTTGCTGACTTCAAACAAGAGTCTATTGATGAACTCTTTTTACTCTTGAAGGAGAAAAACTTCACCGGTATGCGTAAATGGTGTGCAGATAATTCTGACCAAGATGCAAATGAAATCTTCCGTAAAATCTATGACACTGCGTCTGACAAACTTGAATTGAAAAGTATGCCATCTTTTGTCGTGTCTCTTGCGGACTATATGTATAAATCTGCATTTGTCGCTGATCAAGAAATCAACCTTGTCGCTTTCCTTACTGAAATTATGATGGAAACGAGTTTCCGCTAATGCTATCCGGTCTGTTCAAGAAAAAAAATACAAATGTAACTTGTCACTTCTGCAAAATAGATATTGACAAAAGTGTTGCATTTGTGTTAAAATATAAAGCAGCGGATGGAAGTGGGTCGATGAATGTTTGCACAGAATGTTCACATTATCTCAACAATATTATAGATACATGGGAAAGCCTCAATGAAAAAGACGACTAAAAAAACCGCAGTGGTCCAACAAAAACTTTCTGCTAGAGATGATGACTTCCAGGAATTTAACTATTTTGGTCTTGGTAAACCAGAAGAACTTGAGGAGATTGATCTTTCCGAACTCAAAGAGGAAAACATGACCTTCAAGTTTGTTGAAGCTGTCTCTAAATCCAAGAAGGATCTTATTAGAGATGCTGAAATCCCCGAGGAGATGGAACGGAAATACAATCCATACATTACCAATAAAGCATTTTCATTCTACATTGATACAATACTTCATGCAAATGAAATGAATGGTAAACACTGGGTATTTAAAGATGCCCAATTCCGATATTATCTTGGTGCCCTGCGGCCTCGTTACCGGAAAGGTGAATGGTTTAAAGCTAAAAAGGACTCTGATCTAGACAATATCCAACAAGTCTATCAATGTAATAGAACTGTCGCCAAACAATACTTGAAAGTACTTTCAAAGGAGAACCTTGAATTGATAAATAATAGGGTCTCCAAAGGAGGCAACTCATAGTAATGAATAACAATAATAATAAAGGTGACCTTATATGGAAGACATTTTTCACGGTGTTGGAGTTGAAATAGAACTACCTATACCAGAGAATTTCTTAAAAGTAAAAGAAACTCTCACACGAATTGGAATTGCATCTAGAAAAGATAAGAAACTATATCAGTCTTGTCATATTTTACATAAACAAGGCAGATATGTAATTCTTCACTTCAAAGAACTTTTCATCCTAGATGGCAAGGAAAATAACTTTACAGAAGAAGATAAAGGTAGACGAAACACTATTGTAAATCTACTTGAAGAATGGGATTTGGTCAAAGTACTAAATTCTGAAAAAGTTCAAGATCCCGTGGCACCATTAAGCCATATTAAGGTCTTATCGCATAAAGAAAAGAATCAATGGGAATTGACAAGTAAATATAATATCGGCAAAAAGAAAGGTTGATTACATAATGAAAATATTTCGTTTAAATGACGCAGCAGAACTACCAGTTTTTGCAACAGAAGGTTCTGCTTGCTTTGATGTGAAAGTATGTCTTACCGCAGAAACAAGACTAAAAACCTACAGTCCACACAATAAAGAAATTATTGTGCCTACAAAATTTGCATCAGACGGTCGTGCAGTAACTGTATTGCATCCGCAATTTCGTACACTAGTTCCAACTGGTCTGATTTTTGATATTCCAAAGAATCATGTACTCAAAGTATTCCCAAGATCAAGTATGGCAGTTAAATATGGCATAGGTCTTGCAAATTCCACTGGTATCATTGATTATGATTATGTTGAAGAACTATTCATCCCAATATATAACATGGGTGATACACCAGTCAGTATCTACCACGGCGATCGTATTGCGCAGGGTATGCTAGAAGAAATTAAACAATACACGCTCGTAGAACGGAAGAGCCGCCCTGAACAAAAGACAGAGCGTGTGGGTGGAATCGGCTCAACCGGCACTAACTAACTTTATTTTACACATAGACACGGAGAAAACAAATGAATAAGAACGGTTTTGAAATTCGTCTTGAAGTCCTCAAGATGGCAAAAGAAATGATGGATCAGCAGTATAGTGAAGCTTCCAATGCCTACTGGTCTGCCTGCTCAACTCTAGCAGAAAACTGGAATAAATCTGCTGCCGAACTAATTGAGCAGACTCAATCCATGAAGCCTGTTATGTATACACCTCAGGATATCATGACAAAGGCGCAAGAACTTTACGGATTTGTGGTCAAGAAAGACTAATCATAATATAAATGAAGTGGGGATGCCTTATGGGTCCCCACTTTTAAACAGCCGGTTAGATGACGGCTATTACTAAAACTCGCTTAATAAGGAGAAACAAATGACTATTGAACAATTACTTCGTAACGATCCACTTTTTGTAGGTTTTGATCGTATTTTCGACCGCATGAATGCAGGAGCAAAACTTGCACCCATTCAAAAGTACCCACCATACAATATCGTAAAAACGGATGAGAATGATTATCTCATCGAGCTAGCTGTTGCTGGTTTCGGTCCCAATGATATTGATATTGAGTTACACAACGGTGTTCTAACTATCACTGGCAATATAGAAACTTCATCTGAAGATAAGTATGTTTATAAGGGTATTGCAAATAGATCCTTTGAGAGACGATTCACTCTCGCCGATACAGTTCAAGTTGAGGGTGTTGATCTGAATCAAGGTATTCTTACAGTCAAACTGAAGAACGTAATACCAGAAGAAAAGAAACCTCGAAAAATTCCTATTGGTAAACCAACAGAGAAACAGTTACTTACTGAGTAACAAGAAGGGGAGCTTTTAGCTCCCCTTCTAATTTTACATAGCAGATCCGAAACTTAATTCGGAATCGGAATTCGACATGTTATTAATGTATGTCGGACCGCCAACATATGTTGCAGCTCTAGCATCAGTAGGAGCATATGTAGGTGCATTTATGCTAGCAGCTGCTTGTGCAGAAGCCGCCGTTCTTCTTTCAATTTCTGCTTCAAGTCTAGCACTTCGTTCCTGTTCTTGTTGTATTCTTGTACTAGTTTCTCTAATCGCGCCGTCCATCGGGATATTGCCTTGAGCACCTGTTAAATTAGATTCGGCAGTTGCCGATGCAGCACTCTGCTGCACATTTGGATTTACATTTGATTTTCCTAATACAAAGTTTACCTTTGCTATTGCATCAGCCATCTCATCTAATTGAAGTGATGGGTTTAATAAACCTTTTGGAAAATTAATATCTTCTCCCCACCAACTGCCAGACCCTTCTACAGGACCGCCGTGGGCCAGCGCATCCAAGAATGGAATTGCTCTACCTAAATCTATAGCTAATTGTTTAAAATCAAGATTAATTCCACTAATTTTAATATCTGCAAATTTACTTAAAGCAGACGTAATTTTTTCTAATGCTTCTCCGCCTTTTACCAAGCCATCCGCATTATCAGCAATTTTCATAATTTGATCAAATGCACTTTCGCCAGTAAAAAATGCAATAATTGCTGCCCCAGCTTGCCCCAAACCACTAATTATAGAACCAACACCAAATGCTGCCAAGCCAGCAGAAACGGAAATTAGACCAGCACCAAGTCCTACTAAATCAATACCATCCAGTTCTTTTGCGGCGGCGACACCTTGGAACACATTAGTAAATAGTGCTTTTAATCCAGCACCTGGTTCACCACCAGTTCCCATTGCTATTAATTGAGTAATACCATCACCGACTGCAAGTGCTGACATAAAACCTGCTATACCAACACCAATTAAAGGTAGACCTACAGCTATGGTTGCCCCTCCGACACCGGTCGCTGCGACTGCCATCAGTACACCAAGTGCTGTCATAGCTTCTGTACTTAACGATAAAATTATGTCATTAAACATTTTAAACGCAGAAACTAAACCTTCGCCACTTCCTGAAGGTATTCCATCAAGCCATGATAAGCCCTTATCTGCTAGAACAAGCCCACCCAAGAATCCTGCAATACCAGCACTAATACCAAACATATTTTTTGCAATAGTTGCAGGATTGATAGTAAATTTAGATGCAATACCTAGTAATCCTCCAAGTATAGCAACACTTTCTACAGAAAGACCTGTCACAGAATCATTAAACAATTTAAATGCGCCATTTAAATCAGAACCATCTGTTCCAGATATTCCTGTAATCCAATCAAGACCTATATCTGTTAAAACAAGACCACCTAAAAAGCCTGCAATACCAGCGCTAACTCCAAACATATTTTTGGCAGTCCTTTTTGGATCTGCATCAAATTTAGTTGCAACTGCTGCTAAACCACCCAGCACTAATAAACTTTCAGGTGAAAGACTTCCTACTGAATCACTGAACATTTTAAATACCGTGCTTAGACCAGAACCATCTGCCCCAGATATTCCTGTAATCCAATCAAGACCTATATCTGTTAAAACAAGACCACCTAAAAAGCCTGCAATACCAGCAGCAACACCTGTCATATTTTTTGCTAAACTTTTTGCATCTCCGCCGAACGCTTGATTTGCTATAGCTATAGCAGCTACACCAGCAAATAAAGTCACTGCCCCAGTAGTAAGATTACCTATAGCTTCACTAAATGAAGCTAGCGCGCCGCCGACAGCAGAATAATCATTTCCAACCCAACTTAGTCCAATTTCACCAATAGAAAGACCTACTAAAAATCCACTAATGCCGGCGCCAAGTCCTGTCATCCCACTTGCAGTACCAAGACCATAAAGATTTTTAAGAGAAGCAGTTCCCGCCGCGATTGCCGCGGCGCCAGCTAATGCAGTCATTGCAGCTGGCGATAGATTTTCCATTGCATCACTAAACGACGCAAACGCAGTACTTAGTCCGCTATAATCGTTGCCAAGCCAGTCTAATCCTACACTTCCTATTGAAAGCGCTGCCATAAATCCTGCTATGCCAGCACCCATACCTATGAGACCCCCGGCTCCGCTAGCAGCAGCACCTATACCAGCACCAACACCCGGCGCAGCTGCTTGACCTATAGATTGTCCCTGAGCGGCCTGCGCGGCAGGAGAAACAATATCAGTACCAGTACTAGAAAGACGATCTCTAGTTGCTTGAGCAGTAAGCATATTGACCAATAACGTTTTTTGATCAGTCATTGTCTTATCAATAGATTTTAAAACATCCTGGAGATCGTCTAATGTTGCCATTTATCTAGTTCTTTCTTTCTCGTTTTGACTTTGAATATATTCAATTAACATATCAAAATATAAATCTCTTTCATATGGTAATAAATTTTCAATATCAGATATACTATATTTATGGTGTTGAGCCATTCCAAATACTTTTTGGTAGTATACAAAAAGATTAGTGTGACTCGTGATTATATAAAAAAACTTTGAGTACCTTGTATTGTAAATACCTTATCTTTACCTTTAGAATTTTTATATGGCATCTCGTGTCTTACTTTTGGCATTGTATCAAAAAATGTCTTAATCTTCTTTATGACATCAGCGTGCAAACTTTCAATAAATTCATCAACCTGTTTCTTTGTAAAATCTTTGAAGTTATATACTTCATTTTCTGATGCTAACATGTCAATGCATGAAATTAGAATTTCATAACTTTTCTCTGGTGATAAATCTTGTTTATCTAAAATTTCTGTAAAATCATCTATAGAAGGATATTTTAGAAAAATTGTATATTTTTCATCTAATGATATTTTATTTGTATGCTTTTCATCTCTATAGACTTTTACATTTTGAAGATCTAAAGTCAATTTTATTTTTTCTTGTGTATCTGGATCGTCAATTTCAAATTCTACATTATTATCAACAGATCTTGATCTGATATTAATAAGTAAATACTCAAGATCAAATAGTGCTAATTTATCTACATCATAATCTTGTATACAATTATTTACAATTTGTTTAATTGCCATAATAATCTGTTCTGGATCTTTAGATTGCTGCGCAGTCAAAAGAATTTTTTCTTCTTTGACAGTGAATGGTCTATATTGAACTTTCTTTCCATTAGAAGGAAGTATTAATTCATAAAGTGGTAACTCAATTTTTGGTAGTGACATTTATCTCTCCATGTTAAAATAGCCCGCGAAATGTATTAAAGGTATTTTTTATAGCATTAAAATCATTTCGGACTGTTGTAAAAGTATTTATTGCATCTTGTACTGTTGTTGGTAAGTTTCTTTGTTGGGTATTTTGGCCTCTAAATCCCACACTATTTAGTAATTCAAGAGTTCCATTTCCTCTTGATAGATCTGATATTGTAGTACCTGGGTCTGTAGCAGTGAAATCAAACGCGGTGGCATTAAAGGTTACACCTAATGTTTGGATAGAATCATTAGGAGCCCATGAAAGATTTTTTCCTCCAACTTCTGTTGGAAATACATTAGCAAAATTATAAATATATGTATCTCCTAATTTGCCATCTGCATTAGTTTTAAAATGATGTATTTCCATTGTACCACAAGCATAGTCTTCCTTATATCCTATTTCATATGGTAGGTGATCCCCGTTGACCTGTGATAAAGAACCACCATAAATAGTGTTATAAT